ATTACAACAGAAATATTAACATATCAAATTTAGTGTACGATTTTAAATCGATTGAAGATGCTATCTCTTATCTTATCGATGTTAAAGATAACGTAATGTCTACAGGTTTCTACCCCTTTACAACCAATTTCTATACTTCTCTTTATTATCTATTTTGCAGGATGACGCCTAGAATTGCCAATGTGGTGTACGAATTATGCAACAGAATTAGACATGATCATTTTGCCCATATTTGTTGCATATCTTTAAAAATAAATGTTGATCAAACAGACGAAGTCTTGAACCCCAAAATTAGCAACAAGACACCTGATATTGTGAATAAGCTTGGAAATCACTATGAAGTTTATGAATTCGCTGTAACTACCGATTACAAAACAGCAAAGGCGGGTAAACATGATGATAATGGTGTCTATAAATACCACAATGAAATAACTGATTTGTTAAAACAAGGGTTTACAGTTAACAATCACTTAATTATATATGATATTGTACACCTAAATAAGGATGAAATTTTAAGAGAATTAGGTTTACCTAAGTTAGATTTAAGAGAATTTGATACTATTTGGATACCACTTGACAAAATATTGAGGAATTACATAACCAAGGATGAGATAATTGATGAAAAAATGTATGACTGGGACAAGTTTGAGATTTTTAAAGAATTTAGTGAAAGAGTTGGGCTCAGAGATCTGGATGAGAACTTAAGTAAACAAACAGAGACTTTAATAACTTTCAATTTTGATAAAGATGTAAAAGGGCTTACTAAAATTGCAAACAATAGTAAGCACAGGCTTTTGGAAGAGGCATCCAGCATTGCAGACTATGAAGAAGCTTCTATCGTTATTGATGAGCAAGAGTGTTATATTAAAACAGGGGTTGGTTACAAGGCAAGGCAACTAATTAACATGATTGAAACTGGTGTTTATGAACCTGGTGTTTTTATAGATACTAGTAAAGATAATAATACTTTATCAGGCTATAATAAGCGACAATTCGTATCTGGATCTGTGATCCAAAGCGATCTTGAATATCTTAAATCTAGGAAAGTAAACGGTAAAAAGATGTATAAGCAAAAATTCAAAAAGGAATCATCTTTAGAATTATTTGGGAAATACATGAGTTACATAGAGGGTGCATATAATATTAACAAAATGCCAGATTATGTAACTGAAAATTATATAAATGATGTTAACAATTTAATTGATAGAATGTACAACAACCAATCATTCAATGATATATCTAGGCTTAGTATCAATAGACTTGATCTAAATAACAAGTGTGAGGATATTCTATATAAACTAACAGAAATGAATTTGGACACTACCAATAAATCTATTAAAGCCAAATATCCGTTTTCTTACCCTATTATAAAATGTGACCCAGAATTGATGAATTTTAACAGAACTCAAAATTGTGTTTCAATGAAATTTTGCAAAAATTTATCATCTTATTGTACTGGATTTACTTCATATTGCTTAAATCAAATAAGTAGTGGTTATAAATTGAGGGTATTAAGTGAAGCTTATAAATTGGAGAAACAACAAGCTGATGATATTAGAGCTCAGTATCTTGATATAGTTAAGAATGATCTTAAGCTGCATCAATTAATGAAAAGATATAATAAAGGTGTCAGAATTATGGAGAAGAAGAACTTTTTCAATGAATTTATTATAAGCACAGTAAATGACAAGATACCTGATGTCTGCGGTTTCCATAAATATCTCACTAATGGTGCACCGATATCAATACAACGTACATTAATTGAAGGTGAATTGGTTGAAGAAGAGAAAATAAATTATGATTATTATGAAATTTTCAAAAATAATGAAAAGTATAAGCAGTATATGGATCTCCTCAATAAAGAGAGCAGGATTAGATCCAGAATGAAAAAAGATAGAATTCCTGATAAGAGCACTCTAAAAAGAATTAGAATCGAGAAATACCAGAAGGACATAGGTTGGAATTCTGAGATGTCACATTTCACCAAGAATAATAATTTGATATCTGAGTTGTATACTGTGAAAAGCATTGATATAGACAATCTTGATGGTATGATCAATGATTTTTTCAATTTAGCATTTTCATTTCAAGCAAACAAGGATGAGTTCATGGTAAATAAAATAGCTGATGACAACAATTTAAATAAGCAATTTAAGTCTATATACATGAATCATAGCCAACATAATTATACTAAATTAAGGGATACAAATCTATCTCATCAACTTAAATTCATAAGCAATTTCTGTGAATCTTTATTTTTCTTATCTAATACAAACTCTAGATCCGACTACATGCAGTATGACAATTGCCAAACTCAAAGTAGTGTACTGCTTGTTAAAGGTGGAAAGAAGATGGGTAACACCAATCATAGTAGAATATACCAGATAATATTCCCCATAGATGACTGGCTTATGTCTTTAATAGGTGATTTGAACGGTATAAAAACTAGTTTTCAAGTTAAATATATTGGTGAACATGCCTATTTTTTTAGCGGCTGGAGAACAATGCATGCATCCGTGCTGTTAGATGGTATGTCCATATACCATAGAGTAATGGGTGCAATTTTGGTTAACAGTTTGAGGACTCAATTTACTTTCAATGAGTATCTACAAGCAATATTCCCATCTGTGATATTATCTTTAAACAATAAAAGAACAACTGAAAGCATGTTACATGATTTGCGTTATCTAACTATGAATTTGTTTGGTAGCCATGGTGGTATTTGCCAATTGTTGGACAATTTCTTAGTTAATTATGCAGATAATATACAACAATGGGTGCTAAAGAACGTTATAAAAAGGCTACCTAATGTTTATCTAAGTTTGAGTGAAGGTGGACCAATGTTATCCTTGTTTAATGATGTTTCAACTAGTAATGTAGATGACTATCAATATTTAATATTCAATACACTTTTAATGACTAAGGCACCTGTGGATAATGTTTTGGAAAAAACAAAAAATATGGAGAAAGTTCTAGAGATACATGATACAGTGAATAATAATTATGTGTTTGATAAAGGTGTAAAGAATTTCAACGATTCATCATGTTATGAAGAAAATAAGAAATTAGTTGAAGATGACCTGGATTTCAGTTGGAAATTTAGTAGCATTTTGGGCAAACTGATTGGTGATTATTTATCCAAAACAGTGGGTAAGCTTAAATTAGAATCTGAATTCAACAAGATCTGTAATGATGATTTCCTTAAACAAGCCAACTCATCTGGTTTAAGAGATTCAGATAATAGAGGTAACAAGAGATACTTTGGAGATAATGGGCATAATATATATAATAAGAAGTATATTTCCGACCATGGTGGTGATAAAATGGACAATGTTACAGCAGAAAATGCAATGATGAAGTATATAGATGATCCTGTTTGTTTCCATTGTGTACACAAGATACAGAGAGGAGGTAGTAGAGAGATATACGTTATGGATTATTCAACAAAAGTAAGGCAAAATATTTTAGAAAGTTATTTTGGTAAATTATGTTCATATACACCTAATGAGATGATAAGTGTGGCTAATGATAGAAGATATAATTGGGTTCACGGAATGGTACATGATTTTGAATCTAAACTACCAAATAAATTCTTTTTAACGATGGATTGCAGTAAATGGGCACCTAAGAGTAATATAAGTAAATATGTTTATTTTGTTATGGGTATGTCAAAAGTGCTTCCTCCAAAGTTTACTTTCTTCTTCTTAAGTTTCTTTGAGAGAATGTTTGACAAGAATTGGGTATGTGATGGCCCAACATTTAAATCATTTTTTAGAAATTCAAAGAACAAGAGATTTCTGAAATACTTCGGTTATGATGATGTGAGCATAAAAGATGAGATTAAATATGAGCCTAAACAAACTAAAGAAGTAGAGAAGAAGCAACTTTTAAAACAAAACTTAAAAAGAAGTGATCATCAGTACACTGTAAAAACTGGTTATTACAGCATGAAAATGAGATATAGTTTTATGATGGGGATTTTTAACTACTTGTCTTCTCTAATGCATGCCGCTAGTCAAATTTATTTCTCTTGGTTCATAAAAACAAAAATAGATACAAAAGAAATAGGTATAGAATCACGATTTATATGCCATTCAGATGACAGTGCCGCAGTAATTTATTTAAAGAACAAGGATGATTTGAATAAAACATTAAGATATTATCAAGTGGTCATGGCAATAGGCAACCATCATTTATCATTGAAGAAGAGTGTTGTTTCAAAATCATACTTTGAAATAACTTCAATACTCTACTTAAATAATACTTATATACCTATGATAATAAAAAGATCAAGTAATTTGAAATATGAGCCGAATGAAAGATTTTTCATGGGTGATATGTTAACATCAATGAACAAATCTTTGGAATTGTTGAAGAATGGTGCAACATTACAGCAATCATACATTGCAATGAAAATTTATCAGAGTCTGGCACTCAAAATAAATTCTTTGATAATGAATGCTGACAGTCTTAATAAACCCATTGAGTTATATGGTGTACCTGATCCCAACCCATTATACCTCTTAATACTAGGCACTGATGCCGAATCAGTTAGGCTAAGTTACACTAACCCACAATACTTTAAATATTGTGCATCATTTTGTTTTGACAATTTTAATGCAGTGGAAGAAGATGGATTTTTGCCTAAGCCAACATTTGAGAACACTTATTTTAAATCACAAGTGTCAATTTTAGAAACTTTATTGAATAAATTGACTGATGAACATAGGAAACTACTAACATTTGATTTTATAAATAACATAACCCCTCATAATAGTTTACTGAGGCACTTGAATTATATAATCAATTTACTAAACCCTAGTTTCAACAAAGAATTAAAGAAAGAGGAAGATTTTGGTTTGATGATGAGGATACTACTTAATAAGAATAAACCCATAATTAGAGTTGGTAATAGTATTCTATCCCAGTCTGATCTCATGGATATAATACCTGTAGGAATTAGTGAGTTTAGTGAATCTGTATACAAACAGATAACATCACTGTACAAGGATATATTTGTATTGTATAAGAAAACAGATAGAATCTCAATGGACATTGTATTGACAACCTGTAACCCGAAAACACTAAAGCCAACAGAATTAACTTATAGAGTAAATAGCTCAATACCTTTCAACAACTTGGATCCTACATTTGCTGCATTGAACATAATGTACCCAGATTTTAGTTATCTGCTCCCAGAAAACAATAGGTCAAGGATCTCTGAAATGCTAGTCAGGAATGCATTATTCAATCAGATGTCATTAAAAACTGCAAATTTCAGTAACTTAGTTAAACAGATTAGAGTTCTAATGAAGTTATCATATAAAAGAATGAATATCTACTCAACAAGTATGAGTGGATTTAGGTTTCTTTATGGTAATGAAGGATTACATGATATATTGGAATATTGTTCAGTGTACGCTAATGAAATTAGAGGTTTTGATTTCCCTAATTCACAAATATCTGAATTCGATACGGAGATAGACGATGAAGTATCTGACGCACTCACATTAATTAATAGAGCTAGGTGTAACACAAATTTCAAGCTGACAGATATAAAAATAGATGACATTGATATTAGCAATTACATAAGTGATAGGGTAATGAGCTGCAATAATTTATTTAATAGAACTCTAGGCATGATGATATCAGTGTATGGAGGAACTCGTAATGATATACCAGATCTCAATGATATTTTCATATGTGCTTATATAGTGAAGCAAAAATCAATAAGATATAAAAGGAAAGGGAGAGGGGTTCTGCAGTGCAGATTAAATGATCAGCAATTGTCAGTAACTATCATTGATGATCAAGTTGTTTCAATATTTTTCAATGATGCTGACCCTTCTCTCATAGATATCATGATGAAAAGCTTGAGCACGAAATTAACCAATAACAATATATCAAGTTTAGAGAGTTTCCAAATACTAAATAAGGGATTTGAACACAGGAAAATGCTGTGTTATGATGAATTGAGGAAAATCTGGGAAGTTAAAGTTCCATCAATAGATCAGCCTTGCTTGTCTATATCCACATTAATGGAGTCACCTGCTGCAGAGCTTATATCTGCTATGAGTAAGATAGAATGGGCAAATTACAGTATTAAATTATCTGAAAAGATTACCACTGATATTAATATAAGTCACTACAACAGTATCCACCATCCTATGTTATATGGTAGAGTTTCATATCTTAATGATAAAAAAAATACAGATGAAAGTAAGTCCCTAGTTCGAAATGAAGACACACCTTATCCAATGGTTAAATTGCTCGATAATTATTCTAGTTGCCACCTTACAGAGATAGCAAACAACTGTGAAATAAACCCATTAGATTACTTTATAAATGAGAAAAATTTATCATTTACTGTTCCTGGTGCATCCACAGGTATTTTGGCCAATTTTTATAATTACTGCACAAAAAAAGAATATGACATGCCTGCTATTAGAAATTTAGATTTAACAAATGAAAGCACCGGATTTTCAAATTATTTATCCTTTGTCCATTCTACTAAGTCCGGCGGTTGGGATTATGATAAGAAATATATGAAGCAAGTTCATGATTTCGAAAAATCAGTAGAGAATAATGATTATGTGAAATCTAATCTAATAATACAAGATATATTATTGAAGTACAATTTAATGGCAGTCTGCAATAGTATGGTAATATATGAATATGTCCCTAAGGATAGTGTCAGATCGTTTTTCTCTAGCTTAAATAACTCTTCTACACTAATGCAAGCTTACTGGCTTCCCATATTATCAATATTCTGTTGTGCATTATATAGACAAATGACACCATTTCATCAAATTGGGGAATGCCTAGATAAGGCCTTCAGCAATTTTATGGATGTTTTATTATCAGATACAATACAAACAGGTATTGCACAAACTGAAATGTATTTTATATGCAGTCATTTTGACAAAAAATATATAGCAGAATTATCAGAGAAAGTGAATTCAAATATAATAAGCTCGCTAAAGCTCGAAGAGGAAGATATATTGCCCATGATGACATCAAAAGCAATAAAAGTTTGGTCTAAAAGAAATGATGTACATTCACTGATAAAGAGTTATGATATTGCTGTAAAAACCGGCACCTCCAAAATAACAACTCATGCAGCAAGTGACCACTTAATATTGAAGGAATTTATTCTAAGTGTGCACCGTAAATATGAGTCTATGATGCATTCAGTAATGAATTACTCATTAGAATACTTGGGTGTTAATATAAATTATGTAAGAATAGATCCTGAGAGGGTTGTCAATAATTTAAGAGAAATAGTTGATTTAAAAGTAAATTTATCAGAGAAATTAATATGCAATAAGTTTGCACCATCTTGGGTTAGGCCTAATTTCGATCAGACTATGTTAGGTGGATTAGATGATCTAATCGATGAAGGTATATCTGATAAGTATAGTCCTGAAGCAATTAATATATATGAATTAGCATGGTTAGACTTACCTAGAGATGATATAACAGTGTTATGTAATATAATGCCCACTACAATGTTACAACCTTTAATATGCAACATGAATACATATATACTAATGGTGATAGGGTCAATTTCTTTCTCAATAGCAACAGATTGTAATCTTTTGATTTACTCTTATAAACTGAATGGTTCATATATTGCTATTTACTGGCATAAAAATTGTAAAGAAGATTATAAGATCAAATCATACTGGATTGAACTTTTAGACGCATTTGAAATAACTTATCTTGACATAATCATGAAAGACTTTGATTTAAAGGGTCATTTAGTTGACGGTGTTGTAACCTCAACAAAAGGTGAAATATCTGATTATTTGACTAAATTATCGAGATTGCTTGCAAATGATACATCCGAAATATCTACAGATGAGAAATCGGAACAGACCAGTGAGGATGAAGATGTAAAAGAGGAAGATTTAGAACAAAAAACCCCTGAAAATAGCGAACAAGAATTTGTTATGAAATATAAGACTTTCTATAATATTGATTTAAAAGGTGATGATGATGATTTGGTTAAGATACACGAAAAATATGATATTGTTGAAGTAAAATCAGACGGTGATTGTCTATACAAATGTTTTAATATAAGTAGATCCAAGGTGCATGATTATCTATTAAAAAATGCTGAATTAATGCAATTTACAAATAATCCTAAAATATATTTAAAAGGAATTCTGACAAACTCATGGGGTGGTCAATTGGAGGCAAAAATTATGGGTATCTTGAGTAAGAAGAATGTTATAATATTAAGTAGCACTGACAACAATGTAATTATCTGGAATAATTCAGATGATGTGATAATATTACATCACACAGGAACACACTTTAATAAGCTGATTCCAAACCTCAGGCTGAAAACATTATTGAGTTTTAATACATCAGACATGGATAATTTTTATAATAATCTGTCTAAGAGTGACATAAAAGGTTCAAAAAAGAAAATGTTTGCCAAATATTTAAATTATAAATTTGAAAGAAACAGGGCTTCTATATTATCTAAAATTGCAAATCTAACAAATTTTGAATCATTAAAAAATCGATTTACCATAGAATTTAATACTTGGAAAGAAATGAAGGAGAATAAGGTCAAGAAGATAATAGGTGAGAACTATAACTCCGATTTTTTTGATAGTGAAGAATCAAAGAATATTGAAAAAATGACATCCATTCCTAGAAATAGATTGATCGATTATATTATAGACAATAGTTATAATCCGAATAAGAAAAGAGATAATAGAATAAACAGCTTAATTTTAGGGCATAGAACCCTCAGATTGGATGAATTTAAGATGTTAGCCAATCTGTATGATTCTAACATAATTATTATGGATAGGAAATTGAGCCAGATTGATTTTGTGAACAACAACTCACCTTACACTGTGATTTATTATATTGGGCATGACTTTGTTGCTAGGGTAAGAGTAACCCGGGATATGGCAATGAGTGATTATACTAAAATGTTACCAATAGCTGAGAAGTTAAATAAAGATAAATTAAAACAAACTAAAATTAAAAAGGATAATTTATATAGGATATCAACCGGTAATAAATTTTTGAATGAAGTATTAAGTAAAAGTGAAACAATTACATTTAAGAAAACTGATGAAGATTCAAAGAAAGACAATTCAGCAATATCCATAGGTTTAGAGGACATAATGAGGTTTGAAGTTGCAAAACTTCTAAACCCTGATTTTTTGAACAAATTAATAAACTTTAAGGTAACTGTTGAACAAAAAAATATGCTATTAGATTTGTCAAGTAAAAGCTTGAAAGGTTACAGCAACATAAGGATGACTAATATCCAGCAATTGAGGAATGAAGTTTTCTCTCTTTTTGGAAGCACAGATAATATGTTAGCAGGAACTTGTAATTTGAGCGTATCTGAGGGTAGGAAAATAAGAATGCAGGTTGAAGGTTTGTTGAGCAATATTGAGCAGTATGAAGTTGATGATGTAAGTGATTCAAGCATTATTTGGTTAAGTGTTATTTGCCTATTCTTAAACGAAATTAGTTATACAGAGGATGGTGGAAATAGTTTCTTAAAGAATAAAATAGAGGACCAGTTGTTGATAATACATGATAATATAAAGAAGAAGGGCAAAATAATTAAAAGGGT